TACTTCCAAAATGATCAAACAAATAAAGGCGGTTAGTGCCAAGTGTTCTATCAAAGGCATCTTTTAACTCCTCTTCAGTGACTTCTACATCAGGTAAATGAATTGGCTTGTTTGCTGCTAACGACATCAGCGACCTAGCCGTCTTACGGACTCCTTCTTCCAAGAACATCATACCAATATTGTCCTCGGTCTTCGACAGAATATGCCATACGATTTCACGCAAGAACTGTGACTTCCCTAGTCCTGACCCCGCAGTAATCATTACCAATTCTCCCTTGCGGATACCGTAGGTTAGCTTGTTGATTCCATCATAAGGGTAATCCACCTCTGCCTTGTCAATTGGCTTAGATACCACTTCCCAAAGCGTAGCGCCTTGAATGATGCCATCAGGCACATAGTTCTCAGACTTCCACCAGTCGTCAACAAACTCCTTGTCTGCCCTGCGTTGTAGGTAATCAGAGGCATCCTTGAGGGTTGTCCTCATCTTCATTATCTTGACTTTACCGCCAAACAACTCGGCAATAGCATTAGCGGCCTTCTGTCCGGCCTCATCGGAGTCAAAGCACAGCACAATGTTCTCAAAGCTGTCAATGTATTCAAACTGTGCCTTACAGTCCTTTAAAGCCGCCTGTGCGCCATTTCTGACAGAGACTACAGGATACTTAGCCCCCATCATCTGAAATGCTGATAGAGCGTCTAATTCGCCCTCACAGATAGTCAAGTAGCGACCACCTTTAGAGAAGAGGTTCTGCCCGAACAATCCTGTGCCATTGAAGTCACCGGCAATAGTAAAAGCCTTGGTAGAAACCACCCTAGTCTTAACAGCCTGTAGCACATTCTCAGCATCGAAGTAAGGGTAGTGATGCTTATTATTCTCTTGCTTTACACCGTATTTAAGGCATACCGCTGACGAGATATTACGCTCCGCTATCGCTGATACCGCTGACTTCTGATAAAACTCTAGGTCTTTACTCATGCGTCTCTCTTGTGGTTGATAAGATACTTCACCATCACCGCTGACATAGGCATTGCAGACAAAACAATGCGTGTGTCCATCGTCATACAAAGCATTGCCATCGCTAGAGCCACACTTGTCACAGGCGATATGCTTTACAAACTTACTTTTTCTTTCCATCAGCATTCTTCTTGCCTTTCCTTGTTTCTTCCTTAAATTGTTCATCACGAATTGCCATGTGATTTGCCATAACTTTACTTGATAATGATTCAATCTCGCTTACATATTGCTTTGCAGTGTCATAGATAAACCAATAAGTGCCGCTTGTTCGGTTTCCCATTTCAGCCTCAGCCAACGCCCCGATCATTTCGCTAAAGCACTCAATCTTACCACTAATTTTATCCAACTCACAACTCACATCATAGTAATCCATTTTATAACTCCTAGGTTATTAAAGTTTAGTTTAATATAACTTATAGGTTTTAAAGTAACATAAATGTTACCGTATAGCCTATAATGCAACACTACTGTTACTTTACATCAATTACACCTTGCACCCTGACACGCCAAGGGTATTCCTTTTCAATCCAAAAACAACGATAAATGCCATTCTTAACACTTAGCCAAGCCTCATAGCTCTGATACTTGTCGGTAGCGTCATAACAGTCCTCATGCGCCCATTCCATACGACCGGCAATATAACCCACTAACACACCAAAGGCAAACGCTGATATGATAAAACCACGAATCAAAATAGACATGATCCAAGCCTTTCATATGCCTCACGAAATAAATTCCGTTTAGGCACTTTGTTGAACTTAATCCAAAACGACGGATCTAACTTCTTATGCGCCTCTGCCTCTTGCTTTGTAGCAAAGCACCGCACAATCTCGTTATACTCATCTCTTACCTCGTAGCGTAGTTTCACTTTAGTGCCTCCTTAGCCCATCGAATATGATCCTCACACTGCCATTTGATTTTGTCATGGCTTAACTCAACTTGCTCATTGGCGATGGATTGTAGCACTTGCTCGTATTTGGTAATCTGCTCTGCCATTGCTTTAATGATCTTGATGTGTGAACTATCACGAATCTTGTAATATTCTAATTCGTCTGCGTTCATTCTTCAGAGTCCTCCAATACTGCACGACTAACCAATCGATTGACCTTATCAGCGATAGCGACATCAAGGTCAGCCATCACGGTATCGTAGCCATAATCACCAATTAAGTCAACCATGTCCATTAAGACAAAGTGATACCGAGCTTCTTCGTTGTGCGACATCATGATCAAATCCTCCTATTCTGTGACAATATCATACATCACCAATAAAAACAATGACATAAAAACAACACTTTCTATTGACAAACAAATCATTTTATGATACCCTCATCTATATAGATATCTCTATCGTTATTAGAACTCTATAGAGTTACTTTAGAATTAACTTAAATAATAATACTATAGAGTCTATGATGCTCTTGAGTTCTTTAACGATCTTCATAATTATCCTCATCATAGTCAAAGATGTCAGTATAGTCTAAGTAGTTGTCCATCAGAGTATCAGGATCAGGCATCTCCGTTTCGTGTAACAGGTCTTTTCTGTCAATCGTTGGAATCAGAATCTCTAAACCAATGTAGCAATCTTGACACATATCCAAGTATTTGCCATCAAGGGTCTTTCTAGTTGATTCATAATCATTCAAAAGCTTATCGCATACAGTGCAGTGCATCATTTTCTCCTACAAAGGTTCACAGTTAATAATCTTGCCATCTGCACAGATGTAGCAGACAGTAGTCCCATTCGGTGTATTGATTATAACAGTTCTACAAGCGTATGCACCTGTCATTACTGTCAATAATCCCAATGTAATCAATAACTTACTCAATCGTGTTCGCATAATATGCCTCTCTAGCGTTGTGAATGTTTAACCAAAGATCATAAATTTCCTGATCGGACAATTTCCACAGATGTCGCTGATATTCCGGTGAAATATTCCCGTTCAGGTAACCTAAGTTCTTCCAAATCTCGTATTGCAATGCTGATCTATTCATGCTATTTCCTTTCAGGTTAGGTACAACGATTGCAGTATTACATAATTTTCAGTTGTCAACATTAGGACAAACCCTAATAACACCATTTAGGTTACATAGGAGTTACCGCTAAAGTTACCATTGAGGTTACATATTGGTCGAATCGATTTATCTACCATTGAGGTTACATATGACTTATTTATAGGTAATTTCACTATGTAAAATAATATATACACTAGAAAAATTGCAGCATAGGGTAAACCCTAATAGGGAAAACCCTAGCAATCAAAGCTGCCAAAAATCACAGCTGCTTAAAAACTAAGGGTAAACCCTAATATCAATGCTGCATCAATTCTAAGGGCATTTTTAGGGCTTTACAGCGTTTTTATCAGTTTTGGCTATCTAGCCCTTATCAGGGTCAAAAAAACGCCTTATAGGGCTTTTTAAGGGCTTTTAAAAGGTATCTCTGAAATATAAAGGGCTTTAGGGCTTGATTACAGGGCTTTAGAGAATAAAAAAACCCTGATCCATACAGCAATCAGGGCTAAAGGGTTTAAAGGTTTATAGGGCTAATAAAGGAATATCAATAGCACTAATAATCTAATTCTTAATAAAAATTCATAAATCCTAGAGATAAGAATTTTCATATTCAGACCTTGCTATTTTTGATTCTTCAACACTAAGCCATTCGAATATATTTTTTGCGTAACTAAAATCAGATATTGACCGGATAAAAGTTGATTCATCAATTTGATTATCCATAACCATAAAAGCAATATCTCTAAATGAATCTAATCCGAATTTAGCAATAAAGCGTTTTGATTGAGCGTATGAAAACGATCCGGCTTTGTCATAACCTAAATCGAAAAATTCATTTACCAAAATATCTAATTCATTGTCGATATATTGATTTTGAGTATCAATAGAATTATCGCTTGAATAATATCCGTTATAGGATTGATACGGATAACCATAATCAGACCCATATTTATATGATGAATATTTTAGTTTAGGTTTATCCGGCATTTCTAAAACTTGCGATTCCCATAAAGCCAAATCGTTTACCGGATCTTTACTAGCATTAGCACTAGCAGACCATGCGTAAGTATTGGATAACCATAATCCGGCCCAATAAACGCCTTGATCCTGATTGATACAATTTAAGCGGCCATTATTATCCATCAACACAAATTTATTAGATGATCCGATATGATCCCCAATCAATGCTGTAAATGATGGATGAAATGCAAAATCAGGATTATTTGATAGCATTGGTTTTAAGTAATCATTTATATAATGCCATGTGTCGGATTTAGTAATATCAGCTTTATTATCTGTATGCAAAATGCCATTGTGCATAAGCCATAAATCAATACCATGATCTGATTTATTCAATATTTCGTAAGGATGACAGTTGATTAAATCAATATTGCCATGCGTTTTCATTCTTAAATGAAATGCACAATCAAAACCAAAAATATGCTTTTCATAAAAATTTATAAAATCATCTGAATCAGTAGGTAGGATTTTCTCAATAATCAAATTACCATTATTTGAGCGCATAACCCCTATGCCATCAGAATTATAAGAATAAAAATCTTTAAGCCATTCATGGGACAATTTAGGGCTAATTTTAGATTGAGTAACTAATAAACACATTTTATATATTCCTTTATAAGTTGATTAAATTTCATCAGTAACTAATTGATTCTCGATCATTCGAGGGTTTTGCTTAGGTGGCTCAACATCAAATAAATGGGTTTTTAAATATGCCCTTAAATATTTGGTATCGGCTTTATTTTCAGGTTTAGAGATAAATTCTAAAAACTTTTCAATCGTCAAATCCTGATAACCATGATCTTTAGTGAAAAACCATGAGGAATAAGTAAATTCCAAACAAGCCATTATCGATTCAAATTTTAGTGTGCCTTTAAATAGCCTGAATTCCACTGTTTTATCATTCTGAAAGTTTAAAGATTCATAACGATCATCATTCAATGAGCATAACGGATCACTAGAGCGTTTAGCACTTCTAAGCCAATTGTAATCCGCTTTTTTATTACCAATTTTTGCGTATCTTGATGAAGTTCTTCGGGCTATTGTTTTTATTAACTTCTGATTACCTGAATCATTGATAAATAGAATGAGTTTTGTTGCATGGTTTAGGGTCATATTGCGCTTATCAATGTGAATGTGTAATCCACAAGTTTGGGTATCGTGCGAACGCAATCCCCTCAATGGCTTTTTGAAATATGCTAATTGCTTTTCATGCACATCAAGACCGGTATAGCCTGTTACCATTTCAAAACCATTATTAAGCGATCCATCATTCTCTAAAGCGCAATAAGTATAGCTATTACCATCACTAGCCCGATAATATTGCAGACTATCAAGAATCATTTGTGCCTTATCTTCCCGATCATAATCACCGGTAACTTCCATCTCTAATTCGAGACCCATAAAGACTTGTGATTTACGCTTATCGAATTGACTAGGGATTTTGCCTAAAATGCGTTTAGATGAATGGTAATCACGAATTACTGAATCTTCATCATAATCATCATCATTTGAATAGTTTTCGTCATCTTGATGGACATATTGACCCGATCTATCGTGATAATAATATTCGTCAATACAGGAATTGCAGACTACTCGATCACCATCATAAGCACTATTTGAATCTTCAACCCTATGAATTTTCCCGCAATCTTCACATTCGTTTACTTCAACGCTAAAACGCTCATAGAAAAAATCATATAAACCTTCACTGATACTAATTCTCTTGAATGGCTGAACGCTCATGCAATCCATTAAAGTGTCTGGGTCTTGATCTTTAATACACTGATTGACGATCAAACCCAATCGTTTACGAATATCATTCATTTCGGACAAATATTGATAACGATTAAAATTGCGATCCCATAAACGATTGAGAATTACTGATTGATTCTTGAGATGATCCCTCATGCGTTCTTTAGCGTTATCAGGTCTATATGATTCTTTATAAAGATTCCAAAGTGTTACTAAATTACTCATAATATCGATTCCTTTATAGGTTAGATTGAATGAACGATAGCCCTTACAGCAATCACGATTACATAAATTACAGCAAACCATAATAAAACATTCCAAATACCATCCTGTATAAACTTATTCATAGTTAAACCCTTTATAAATATGCCGAAATTGGCAACTTCGATTGTAATGGCTTGATTGTCTAATTCATTAGTGATAACCCTATATTTTCATTGTATTTTTTTATTGATCTAGCCCTATTGATAGTCTATCGTTATAGGCTTTATTGTTGCCTGTATAGGTGCTTTTCAGACCCTTACAGCTTACCTTTACAGACCAGCATAGCTAAAATCTATTAAGGCCTTGAAATCGATAGTTTTTCTTTATCGGGGGGAGGGGTCTCTGTAGTAACTGTAAATTGCTGTAGCCTCTAAAGCATATAAAATAGTAAAAATAGACTATATTGCACTGCAATGTAAGTCTCTGAATTTAAAAAGAAAATAATACAGGGACAGAGTAGACAGAAATGGGTGTGATTTGGTGACGGAATCGGAACACTCCACAGGAGGCCTCTAGAGTGGAATCTGTGCACACGGAAGTGGCCTCTAGAGTTAAAGCTTCCCTATAAAAAAGTGAGAAAGTACTTGACAAAAATGAAAAAGTATGATATAGTTCGCACTATATAGAACTTTGGTGAAGCGTTAGGGAAACTTCTCTAGAGATCTGTAGACATCTGATGCGGTACTAGAGCACTCTGTAGCACACATACTGGTCTCTGAGTCTGTATTGAATAGTCCATATAGAATCAACCATATAGAAACCCTACCTATATAGAATAGGTTGTCTCCCAAAAAAGGATAAAGACATTGTCTAATGAATTAGAGGTAACGACATCTCTTGTCGAAACTAAGCCTCCTCGTCCAAAGCTAGTCCGTCGTAAAGTAGGTCGTCCTCTGAAGAAGGACATCGAGGCTAAGAAAAAAGGTAACAGAGGTAAGGTCGGAAGACCCGCCGGAGACGCAGCCAGAATCAATGAGTTCAAAGCTAGGCTGCTGGGAACCTCCGGTGACAAGATTATTGAGACGCTAATCCACAAAGCATTAGATCCTAACGATAAGGATCAGATAGCGGCTCTAAAGATGTGTGTCGATCGGGTTTTACCCCTGTCGATGTTCGATGCAGCGAAGAATAGCGGTACTACGCCGCAGATCAGCATCAACATCACTGGGTTGACTAGCCCTACAGTAGACGCTGATGTTGTCGACATGGGAACGGTAGAGCAAGATGACGAGTCTTAATTTCCAGCTCCTAAAGTGGCAGCAGGAAGTCTTCAAGGACAAGACTCGCTTTAAAGTGATTGCAGCCGGGCGGCGATGCGGTAAGAGCCGACTAGCAACGATGATGCTGATCATCAAAGCATTAGAAGCACCAGAAGGCTCTGCAGTGTTGTATGTGTCACCAACGCTAGGACAGTCCAGACAGATTATCTGGGACAGTTTGTTGGAGATTGGCAGACCAGTAATTAAGTCTGCTCACATCAACAATCTGGACATTACGCTGGTGAACGGTCGTAAGATTCATGTTCGTGGCGCTGACAACAGTGACACCCTGCGTGGTCTCAGTTTGTACTACGCAGTCCTTGACGAGTGTGCGTTTATTAAGCAGGAGACTTGGGAGAAGATTGTTCGTGCTTCCCTGTCGGATAAAAAAGGAGAGGCTATGTTTATCTCCACTCCGTCAGGTCGTAACTGGTTCTACGAGATGTACAAGCTAGGCGTAGAAGGCGAAGACCCCGAATGGAAAGCATGGCATTTCACCACGAAAGACAATGAGACGATTGATCCGAAAGAGGTTGAGGCTGCACGCAAGACGCTCTCTTCCTTTGCATTCAAGCAGGAATACGAAGCATCCTTTGATAATGCCGGGCAGGAGATCTTCAAAGAGGAATGGATTAAGTACGGAGAAGCTCCGCAGTACGGCGATTATGTTATCGCCATCGATCTCGCAGGTTTTGAGGAAGTTGCTAAAAATGCGGGTGCAGGAAAGAAGAAGCTCGACGAATCCGCTATAGCGATTGTTAAGATTGAGCCTCAAGGGGATTGGTTCGTAGAGAAGATTATCCACGGACGCTGGGACATCAAAGAGACAGCGAATAAGATTCTCAGAGCTGTACATGAGTATCAGCCGATGGCAGTAGGGATTGAACGAGGAGCGCTAAAAAATGCTGTTCATCCGTATCTGAATGACTTAATGCGTAAACACAATGTGTACTTCCACATTACCGATTTGACGCATGGCAACAGAAAAAAGACTGAGCGAGTTGCTTGGGCGCTACAGGGTCGTATGGAACACGGTCGTATAACCCTAAACGAAGATGAAGATTGGAGAGAGTTAGTAGATCAGATGCTCCTCTTCCCAACCGCTAATGTGCATGATGACTTAGTTGACGCATTAGCTTACGTTGATCAGTTAGCCGTATCGAACTATCAACAAGATTACGATGACGATGACTACGAAGTATTAGATGTGGTCTCTGGCTATTAAGGAAAACCATGTACGAAAAAGAAAATGAATTCGTTCCCCTAGACTTCGAGAACCTCAGTAAGAATCCTGAAGTTTGGAAAGTCATGAAAGAAGAGATGAACTATCTCAGTGGCGAGTGCCTGATGAAGATCATCACTGCCGCTAAGGAGCAAGGCTTAAAAGATGAAGAAATCTTTTTGCCAGCGATGGAAGTTACCGAAGTTGAGTTTGAAGACCCATTCGGTGATTCTACTGAAGACGACTCTGAAGAAGATTAAGGATTGTTATGGCTGAAAATATGAACGATAACGTATTTGAAGAACCAACAGAATCTGATCGTGAGATCGTTGATTTCGTTGTATCGCACACAGATCGCTGGCGTGACTGGCGTGATAGTAACTTTTTAGAAAGTTGGAAAGAATATGAACGTATTTTTCGAGGACAATGGTCTGCCGAAGACAGAACTCGTGAATCTGAGCGCAGCCGTATTATCTCCCCAGCGACTCAGCAAGCTGTGGAAACAAGACATGCGGAGATTTGCGAAGCCATATTCGGCAATGGAGAGTGGTTTGACATTGCTGACGACTTGGGTGACGCTGACAAACTCGATGTTGAGTTACTTAAACGACAAATCAAAGAAGATTTAGAGAAAGACAACGCTAAGAAGGCTATCTCTCAAATCGAGTTGATGGCTGAGATTTACGGTACTGGTATCGGTGAGATCCTCGTTCAGCGTAAGCCTGAGATGATTCCTACGATGATGCCAATGCCTGATGGCACTGCTGCCTACGGTGTCATGGAAAAAGAGTATACCTGCGTTAAACTCAATCCTGTCAATCCGAAGAACTTCCTCATCGATCCCAACGCTACTACGATTGACGATGCGATGGGTGTTGCTATTGAGAAGTATGTCTCGATTCACAAAGTTGTTGAAGGCATGGAGCGTGGAATCTACCGCAAGGCAGACATCCAGACTTCTCCTGAAGACACCGACTTAGAGCCAACACAAGAAGTAACCCAGTTCCAAGACGACAAAGTATTGCTCTTGACCTACTACGGTCTTGCTCCTCGTGAGTATATCGAGCAGCTTGAGAACGGTGACGCTGAAGTCGTTGACCTCTTCCCAGAAGATACAACTGCTGACAAGTATAGCGACTTGGTTGAGTGCATCGTAGTAATCGCCAATGGCGGAACACTCTTGAAGGCAGAGAAGAATCCTTACATGATGAAGGATCGTCCTGTCGTAGCATATCAGGATGACACCGTCCCCGGACGCTTCTTCGGTCGTGGCACTGTCGAGAAAGCCTACAATATGCAAAAGGCTATCGATGCTCAACTTCGTGCCCACCTCGATAGCTTGGCTCTGACGACTGCTCCGATGGTCGCCATGGACGCTACTCGTCTACCTCGTGGCGCTAAGTTTGAAGTTAAACCCGGTAAAGCCATCCTCACCAACGGTAATCCGAATGAAATCATGGTTCCGTTTAAGTTCGGTAACACCGATCCTGCAAACTTGACCACCAGCTCTGTGTTTGAGCGTATGTTGCTACAAGCCACCGGTACGGTCGATGCTGCTGGACAGCCAACACCACTAACTCGTGACTATCCTCAGACTTCGATGTCGGTTGCTGGTATTATTAAGAAGTATAAGCGTACCTTGATGAACTTCCAAGAAGACTTCATGGTTCCGTTTATCAAGAAAGCATCCTTCAGATTCATGCAGTTTGACCCTGAGCGTTATCCTACGGTTGACCTGAAGTTTGTACCAACAGCAACGCTAGGGATTATTGCCCGTGAATACGAGCAACAACAGCTTATCGCCTTGTTACAGACCCTCGGACCCAATACGCCAGTGCTACCGATGCTACTTAAAGGCATTATTGCATCCTCTAGCCTGCCAAATCGCCTTGAAATGGAAGCTACTTTAGAGCAAATGCTACAGCCTAGCCCAGAGCAACAACAGCTTCAACAGGCTCAAGTACAGCTTGAAGTGGCTACTGCACAGGCTCAAATCGCTAAATTACAGTCCGAAGCAGTCAAAAACAACGCTTCTGCTCAAAAGGATGTAGTTGAGACCCAATTGATGCCAGCAGAGACTCAGGCGAAGGTTATTAGTGGTTTAAGCCAGAATATTCGTGGTTCTAATACCAACGGAGAGTTCGAACGTAGAGCCAAGATTGCTGAATTAGCCCTCAAAGAAGAGGATATTCGTAGCAACGAACGCATCGCTAACCTACAAATGTTACAAAAACAATCAAAAAGTGCTTGACATTTTTACAAAATTGTGGTAATATCAGCCACAGTGTTGTAATTTAACAACACAGTTCCCATTTAAGGAGAAAACTGTGGACAAAGAACTTCAAAAGTATTATGACGATCGCTTTGCGATGATGGCAACCCAAGGCTGGATTGATTTGATGCAAGACATCAAAGAAATGCAAAAAGCCGTTGACAATCTCATAAGCGTTCCGGATGAAAAAACGCTGTTTTTCCGAAAAGGACAACTGGACATCCTCCTCTGGATTTCAACCCTTAGAGAAACATCAGCAAAGGCTTACGAGCAACTGCAAGACTCGTCGGGAGACGCTCAAGATGCCTCGTAGGTTGTTCGACTTCCTCTGCGAAGCCGGACATGAACAAGAAATGTTAGTTGATTATGAGACAACTACCGTGACTTGTGTCAAGTGTGGCTCTGCTGCACAGCGACAATTATCTGCACCTCGTATCAACTTAGAACCGTTCTCTGGGATTTTTCCTAGCGCAACGAGTAAGTGGGAGAAACGAAGAGCCGAGAAGTTGGCGCAAGAGCGAAAGCTCAACCGAGACAAAGATACCGCATAAAGCGCCTTTGTTATTTTATAAATCCTACAATCACTTTGTGACAGGAGCATTATTATGGCTGAAATTGTTGACAACAACGAACTGCAAGAAGGAAATTTTGATCAAGTAACAGACCAACAGCAGGAACAACCTCAAGAGCCGAAACAGGCAGTAGAGACTCCAGTTGAAGAACCGAAGCAGGAAGTAATTCCTGATAAGTACAAAGGCAAGTCACTAGAAGACATCGTTAAGATGCACCAAGAAGCTGAAAAGCTCATTGGACGACAAGCACAAGAAGTACATGAGGTTCGTAGTTTAGCTGATCAGCTCCTCAAGCAACAACTCGAAGCAAAGCAACAGCGTCAACCTGAACCAGAACCAGAAGAAGATTTTTTTGTTGATCCCAAACAGGCTGTAAGCAAGGCTGTCGATCAGCACCCAGCGGTTCTTGAAGCAAAACAGGCAGCACTCGAAATGAAGAAGATGAAGATTGCACAACAACTGCAGTCTAAACATCCAGACTTTGTGGATATCGTGCAGAACACGGACTTCCATGAGTGGGTGAAAGCAAGCCCAGTGCGAATTGATTTGTTTACCAAGGCAGATGCTGAATTTGATTTTCCTGCCGCTGATGAATTGCTAAGTACTTACAAAGAACTGAAGCAAATCAAAGCAGCGCAGCAGCAACAACTATCAAATGCAGTAGAAACCAAGGCTCAAGAAACAGCATTGCGTGCTGCAGCAGTCGATGTAGGTGGATCTGGTGAAGTAAGTAAGAAAATCTACAGACGGGCTGACCTTATCAAATTGAAAATGACTGATCCTGATCGGTATATGGCGCTACAAGATGAAATCATGGCTGCCTATGCTGAAAACAGGGTTAAATAACTTAATCTTAGGAGATTTATAAAAT